TTAGCTACAAATTTTTTTACCCATCTGTTTTATAATCGCACGAACGAGGCTCTCGCTAATCTTAAATTGTTCAGATATGAAAGTATAACGCTCCATCTTTGGGGCGTTACTTTTTTGATACTCCTCATAAATTTCCAAATCACGAAATATCTCACACGCTACCCTACCTCCGCTCTTGTATATCGTTCGCAGGTCGTTTTCCATTGGTTTTAATTTCTCGTATATATTCATTGTCATTCCCATTTATTAAGTTCACACCCCTTTTCGTCTTGTCGCAAAAGAGTAGATAGTGGGCAACCGCATACACCGCACACCATACCTTCTACATCTTTCAGAGTGTAGTCCTTCATTAGTTGTGGGTATGTACCCTTTTTAGCCATTGGGCAACTCGCGCATATCTTTGCCCGCTCTTTTGCTTTTTTTTCAATTTCAGGGTCAGTAAATATGTAATTCTCCCAACCCTTTAATATTGCTTTTAACTTTATCATATACTTGCCGATTGTCTCGCTCGTTCATTATCACTAATGCGTAAAATGCTATCCGAAAGCCCCGATGTAGTGCCTATCGTAGTCCCCTCAAAAGCCCCTTTCATTGAACCTTCAAGACTACCAGCACGCGCACCCTCGAATGCCCCTTGTTGAGTTCCTTGTAATGAACCTTGCATAGCACCCTCATACGCACCTGCTTGAGTTCCTTGCATAGCACCCTCCTTAATTGCGTTCATCATTTCCTTGTAGTCAATTTGAGTGTCGGGAACTTGTTTAATTACTCCACCCGCTGCCATATACACGGGGTTATAACTACCATAACCTGCACTTCTATTGATAGCCTCCAACACTGGAAAATACATAGCCGTTGCGCGCTTGTTCACAATGTATTCACCTCCTTCAGCCTCAAAGCCTCCACGACCTGCAACAGTGAAAGGAATACCTCCATCTGAGTGACTTTTGCCCTTAAGCAAACCGCCCTTCTCATACTTAACATCGGTTTCCATTATCTTCTTAACGTTTAGCATACCCATTGCCCCAGTAACGCCTGCCATAATAGCATTGTAAGGAGGAGGATATGCTGATAGTGCCTTCGTGATACCTAAATAAGTGTTTATCATCGCCTCAGCCACCGCAGCCGCTTTCCCTACTGCTGTATGCTCGCCAAATAACTGTTTTGCTTGCGATAAAGCTCCCAACGCTAATTGTAGTTTAGACTCCTCAGTTTTGCGCTTTAAGTTTATTTCATCTTGTGACTGTTTTCGGTTTAATATCGATAATCGTTTGTTATACTCTTCTTGTGAAACCTGATTACTTGCCAGCAATTCATTGAGCGCTTCACGTTCTTGTTCGTGATTTTGTCGCATTTGCTCCTCCTCAACCTCCCATTGCGTAGCCCCCTGCTCTTGCAAGGTGAGTAGTTTGTCTTGAAAATCCAACTCCTGCTGGGCTTTCTTTTCCTCTTTCTCAATATCCGATTGCTGTTTGTTTAACTCCTTAGCCTTCTCATCATACCCCTCTCTTAGTTCTTGCAATTGTTGCTGATAAGCGTCCTCAGCGTTGTAATCCCAATTGTGTGCCTCCTGGTTGAGTTGCTTCTCCTTCTCTAATGCTTCGACTTTCTTTTGGTAAATTGCATCTTGCCTTGCCTGTTCTTGCGCTATGAGTTCAGCAGTTAATCGTGTTTCGCTGTCAATCTTAGTTTTGTTTTGCAACTCGTATTGCTCTGCCTCTTTTTTCACTGCCTCGATAGAGAGTTCCACACGTGTTTTTAAATACGCTTCCTCAATCTCTCTCTTTTGCTTCTCATATTCATTTTTTTTAATGAGCCCATTAGCCTTTTCCTTATCCAATAATGCTAACCTATCCTGCATACCCTTTTCCTCAATTGCGAGTCGTTCCTGCAACGATTGAGCCACTGCCGAATTTGTCTTAACATACTCTTCTACCGCCTCTTTTTGCCACTTCAATTGCTCCTCTAAGTGCGCCCGTGTTTTATCTGCTGCCTCTTTCGCTTGTGCATTTGCTTGGTCATTGGCTGCTTTGCGTATTGTATTCACTTTGTTATTTTGCGTAGTTATTGCCTCAATACGCGCAGCTGCTTGTTCTGCTAATTCTGCTTTCTTTTTAGCCAATTCAGCCCTATCAGCATCGCTCGTGTCGTTGCTTGCAAATTTTAGGTTTAACAATTCCTGCTCAAGTCCGTTCCTATCCTCTGCTAATTTGTTTATTTGTTTCTGTATCTCAATACTCTTCTTTGCCGCTTCCTCTCTTTCTTTAAAGGTCTTAGTTGTGTCCTCAGCAATCATATTTTGTTCCTTAAACAATTGCTTCAATTCAGCGGTTTGTTGGATAAAATCGGCTTCTGATGCTGATAGTTTTTGATTAATTTCTTCAATTCTTTGTCCGCGCTTTAAAGCCTCATCCATCGTAGCCTTAATATTGCCTGCTATATTTTTCATCTCGCCACCCAATTCGCTAAACTTGCCCTTAGCATCTGATGCAGCCTTGCCCATCTCTTTGGCTTTATTAACCAAGTCTTGCGTTGGTTTCTTTACTTCTTCCCATGCTCCTTCAAAATCTCCCGTTATCACCTTGCTAAGTCCTTTCACTACTCCTATAACTTGTTTCAGAGGAGTTATTAAGAATGTGCCGATAAGTTCTCCCGCTTTCTTGATAGGTTGCCACACGGCTTGGAATGCTTCTACCATCACCTTACCTACATTCTGAACTACTCCAATGAGTGTTTGAAATGCAACTTTAAGAGGCGTTAGCACCTTATTCACCTTGTTAATACCCTCCTGAGTACTTGTGAAGTACGCAATCAAAGAGCCTAATACTACAACCAAAGCACCTATACCAGTAGCGATGATAGCCCCTCGTAATACTTTCATACCCGTAGATACGTTCCCCGTAGCCGCTGCTGTCGCATTGAGTGCCGCTGGTGCTAATCTGCCCGTTTGCACAAAATTAACAAACGGAGTGGAAAGCGCAATTACATTCACCCTTACATTATTGAACGAATTAACAATGCCATTCATAGAAGTTCCGAATGCTTGGTTATCGCCCAACGCATCTAATATCGCTTGCCGATAATTACCTACATCTACTTGTGTAACGCCTATTGAACGTTGCAACTCTCTATACGCCTCATCTTGTGCGTGAATAGTTTCAAGCAACGCCTTCCCCTCAGCACTCTCACGTTGTGCTTGTGTGAAATCCTCATAGATACGCCTATTTTGCGCTAAAGCCGTACCCAACTCGCGTATAGACCCAGTAAGCGTATTGTTAGCCTGCATTGTTTGGTGTTGTACCGCAATATGCGATGATATGAGATTATCATACGCCCTTTGCTCTCTTTGATTTTCGCGTTGTACATTTTGCAACAGTGCCATTTGTCGGGTATATTCCTGCACCGAAATACCCCCTTTGTTCAACGCATCTTTGAGTGCTTTCATTTGGTCGCTAACCTCCATTATGCGCTGTCTTACTTCCGCACTCTTATTAATGAGAGCTTCAACGTCTATATCTACTTGTGCAATGTTAATTCTTTCCATTTTATTAGTTTATTTTAATCATTTCCACTTCAGCCACCGCGCCCGCCTTGTACTTTATTTTGTTAGGCAAAAAGTAGCCCCCAAGTTGCTCAACATATATACGTGAGAAAAATGAAAATTCGTATACATCTATTTCGTTTAAAGCAAATTCGGCAGTAACAATATAAGGGTGTTCCATTAATCTCGAAAAATCTTTATAGTAGGTTTTTATGAGATTATCCCAATTAAAGTATGTAGCACTTGCAAAAATGAAAGTATCGGTATTTTGTTTCTCCGCTTTTGCTTTGAGTTTAAATTCTACTCCTGAATAAGTAGTAAAAGAATTGAAAATATGCCAACGAGCTGTTTTTTCTTTATACTCAGTTTTGATGTTACCATTACTTTCTTTTTTTAATTCTTTTACAAAGAATTCCATATTCTCTATTCCCACATTATCTCCTTTTAAAAATGTATAATCGTTCAACGGACTATAGAATTTACTTTGGAAATCTTTTCGCTCATCAAGCGATTCGTCGTTAAAAAAAATTGCCGAATCTCGCTTTTCTTGTCTGTAAGCGTTCTCATCATCATATTTTTTATAAACGAAATTATTCTTTTTCCCGTATTTATTGTTGTGGTATTGTTCCTCTTTAACTTGTACAAATTTATCGCTCCAATCTAATTTTGGCGCATTTACTAATTCATTCAGCGTGTAGAAATGATAATCACCTGTTTTCCTATCTCTTATTGGTGTAAGAGAGAATATTCTAAAAACCTCCTTAAATAGGTCTGTTAATGCAAAATCAGTTAATAAAACATCTATATTATCATTACGTTTTACCTTTTCAATTTTAAATGTTATACCGTCATTGTATAACATACTATAAGCAGTATTATGATTCGATTCGGCTAAAGCATAATAAAATACTATATTTTCGCCTTTTTCTAAACTTAAAACTTTTTCTCTTTTAAATTCAGTTATTCCACTCTCTGACACAAGTACATTCTCTACCTCATTATGTTTTGATGTAATTAACCCCACTTCAAGTTCTAAAATGCCCGCATTGGGGTGCAAGTTATTAATTACTGTAGTAATCTTATATTCACCAGTCTCATTAATAGTGTATGGTTGCGCTCCCTTGTATGAGTATCTTAGTTTTATCTTGCCGTTTTCATTGATAAAACCCATTGTAACTCCATTAGAATACCTCAATCCAAGATTAATACCTCCTCCCTCGTGAGTAGCCTCAAACGCTTCCCCCTCTGTACTATCATTATACTTTATATTAGAAGAGGCTATATACGTGTCTAACCATATTTGACTTTTAAAAAAATCTCCCACAAAATTAAACCCGCTCATCTGCTGTATGAGCCTAAACACTCTATCTAATCTTATAGATAAAGGCGTATTTTCAAATTCATACTCAATTAAATATTCACCACTACTATTTAAAATGATAGCATCATCTCCATAATTGGCAATTAGATAAATCAATTCAGGAGTTGTTGTACTATTATGTTGTGCAATGATATTTGTAATTGTACGATTAGCTGTATCGTCTAATAGTCCCTTAACTCCCTTTATATCTCTATTTTGCAAAAAAGTGTAGAGTTCTTTGCTGTTGTCTTTAAATTCAAAAATAAAATAGTTCCCTCTCTTTCCAATAAGGAAACCGTTTGCGCTTTGTACAATAGGAATACCATTAACATAGTAATCGACCTTGTGGGTCTTGTATGCTTCTACCTTGTCACTAAGGGGTTCGTTTGCAAATCCGAAAATAATATTATTGGTAGGGGTAGTAGGTAGGTATATAGTTTCTGAATATGACACTTCACGAGTGTCGAAATTAAACATATCATTTACCTGCAAAGTGTAGGTAAACGGCTTTTGTTCTACATCTGCCTTTTGTCCGTTTATATACAACTCTATCATAATTGCGTAATTGTTTTAGGCTCTTGAAATTCTATTGTTACACTCAAAGGGTGTGTGTATTGGCTATTGTGTTTAAACTTTTGTGTACCCTCTACTATATTCACCCGTTCCCAATATTGAGGTTGAATATCATCTACTTCTTTGCCTTTCCAAATATATATCTCGGGCGATACAAATAGCGATTTTATTTCCTCAAACTCATAATCAAGTACGGGTACTTCACTTGTAAGTGTCCACGTTTTCTTTGAGGTAGTTCCAAAAGGATAAAATGAATTGTATTTTAATCCTACATACGTGCGCCCTATTAAAGTGCTTCCTAATGATTTTGTTTTAACATCTTCGGTGTAATCTTGTGAGAAAAGCCAATAACTCCAACCTCCGTAGGTATTTCTCCAACGCAAAAATATACCGCATTCTTCTACTATTCTTGCTACCTCTTTTGTTTCAGATGTTCTTTCTTTGTTTTGCATTCTGAAAGGAACATTGCCTTGTATCTTTTCAATATACAAGTCTTTTTGTGGATAGTCTTTGAAATAGGTTGTTTTCTTACATTCGCCTAATCTTGAATTTTCGGTTATCGAAATAGTTGATGGTATAATGAATAACGAACCATTAGCGATATTGCCTTTTGATGAGTCTATTTTTAGACTCACAATTTTAAAATTATCGCCCGAAAAAGAATCTTTTTTCAGATCAAACATTGATTTAAAAAGACTTGGTAAGAACAAATCAACTCCCTTATTTTCTCTGTATGATATATTTGTAACAAAATCTTTTCTGTCACTTGATGATACTGTTACCCTCAAATTTGTGTTATTTTCCAAACTCCATTCTCCTGCACCTGCTGAAATACTTTCTAACACAATAGCATCTTCGCTAAACGCTCCGTATGCAAAATTGTTTTCTATTGTAAAACTCATTTTCCCATCTCGTTTAAAAAGTTAATAATCTCACTTGTGAAAGTAGCCACGTAATTATACCCTACTTTCTCAATTATATGTTGTACCCTCTCGGGTGTTATTATCGCATCAATAAAGGCAGGTGTGCCGCCTGCTTGCATTCTCTTAGTTCCGTCACGTGCTATTTTTTTAGCAATAGCCCAAGCCAGAGCGTTAGTATTCATCTTCTCTTGTATTGGGCGTATACCTCTTGCCAATATCCATTGTTCAATAACTTGTATTGGCGGCATTTTGCCCGCCTTGCGCCCGTGCTGCATATAGTAAGTGTAATCTGCACCGCTAATGATACCACGCAAGCCGCCCCCATTGATAGGGGATACTTCTACTCTTAAAGCATTCTCCCATTGCCCGATTGCTCGCATATTCAGTTCTTTATACTTCGCAATTAGGTCCCGTTTGAGAGTGTCCAACTCATCGTATAATATATCAATAGGCTCTTTCATTGTTAATCATTAGTTGTTATCTGAAATGTAACCAGTACACCATCGAAATTATTATCATACAAGTTAATAACCTCTATCATTCGCCAACCTTCAATTGTGTAATCTCCACAAAGAGCATTAGCAATATTCATAACATTTTCCTTGCAGGGTTTAATATATTGCTCGTACTTACCCTCTGTTTGATTGTTATCACTTTGCGAATTATACACCCTATCAAAATCAGAGTGCTTGAGTAGCATAAAACGCCCGTTATAGGTGTGCTTCGTTGGCACAATGTATTCATCGAATGTTACACTTTCTTCGATAGGGTCAAGGAAAAAGTAATATTCCTTACCAGCTTCTGTTTCCAAGTTGTGAAAATCTGAACGCCCATAATCAAAGTGCCAGCCGTTACTCGTTGCTATCTGTTGTAATATCTCTTTCATAACCTTATTTATTAATCATTAGTTTCTGAAATCTATTCTGTATATTCGCTTGCGTTGCCCTATACCACAAGATATAATGCACTTCCAAGTAATTTAATTTCTCAATATCGTTGTATCTAAGAATATCACCCCCTGCGAGGCTGTCTATCATCGGCAAATCACCGAACTGCTCTAACTCCTTAACTCCTGCTTGTTGTAGTTTAATGTCGTGTTCAGTAGGTTCGGTATTCCAATGCTGCTGCTCCATCTTTATTACCTTATCTACTTCAGCAGTAATGAATATCATACAACGATAGAATTTAGTTACCTCCATTCGTATTATATCACGTGCATTGCACTTGTAAACGATTTCAAAGGCCATTAATAAGTCCTCAGTTGTTTCTCTCATCACCAAACGCTTAACGCTATTCACCTCGCCAAACGTTAATTCGGTAATGCTATCTTTTACCCCGTACGTACGTTTCTTTAACCAACGCTTACGCGTGTAGTTAGGTAGAGGTTTTAAGACTTTCAGAGCGGGCAAAAGTTCTTTCTGCTTTTCTTCAGGTAATTGTATAAAGTCGTATAGTGTCATCTTCTGAATATCGGTTTAAATGTTTTTCTCGGTTTCAAATCAAAGTACTCACGCATTAGTAACATATCGCGATAGTCAGGGCTTCGTCCTATTGCTTGCTTCACACTATCTTTGTTAATTACAGATAGCTTTTGCCCGTCCTTGTTGTCGCTTTTGATTTGCTCCAATTCCTCTGTTATCATCTCCTTAGTACGTTCGGAAATATCAGCACTAATGTATATACCATTGCTATTGATACGTTCGGCTAACTTGTACAAGCATTGCGTTTGCAAATTCTTGTAATTGGTAGGTTGCCCGTTCTCTTCAAATGGTGTACTGTTGTTCTTAAAGCCTACAATGCTCGTATTATCTACCACGCCCCCACCAACACCATCCTCATCAGCAATACAATTACCTTTGGGGATATTATACTTCATTCGTAGCGTGTTGATGAGTGCTTGTATCTCTGTAGTTGATGAAGTAGCCATTGTGTGTATCTCTATCAGTTCCCAACCTCGCCATACACCTACAACGCACAAGTCCGAACCAAAGCGGGCAATATCGGCTGTTAGGTACATCGTGTTATCTTGCGGTATCTGGTCGTTACTGAATATCGCTAATATCTTATCGTAATCGCACAACGCATTCGGATCATCATCATACTCCCATAGCCCATTCAGTAGCCGTTGCTTCTCTGCACCTCTTAGGGTGTTCTCCAAGTTCTGAATATATTCCTTGGGTAACATCTTATTATCATACGGCAGAGCCTGAATGAATGCTCTTCTCTTATCAAGCGTACCCTCTTTATAGGGCGTATAAAACTCTTTATACAGAAAATTCTTAGAGGGGTTGGCAGTGATGAGTAGTTTGCCTTTCAAATTGTATTCTCTATTCTTCCACCGCCCAATAGATATTTTTAAATTTGAATAACTATCATAATCGAACTCCCCGCCCTCTTCTATCCAACCGCGGGTAAATTGCATTGATCCTAACCGCTGATATTGTGGGTCGCTCGGCAAATACTTACAGTCTAATAGCAATACTCGTGAACCATTATACAATTCAAAGTAGTTATCCTGCCCGTTGTACTTCCACGCTTCTTGCGGTATTCCCCACCCATTCAGTACTTCGTGAATACTTGGTATTGTAAAACGTCGTAAATCGTTCAGTTGTTTTCGAGCAATGAAATACTGAGTACCTGCATACATTAAGGCATCAGCAAGGATAAGTGAGCAGCCTATGAATGATTTGCCACCGCCCTTAGCCCCGCCATAAAGCACCTCGTCAATATCATTGTTAGCCCACGCAATACCGCACTCTCGCTGCTTATCATTGCCATTGCTATTAAACTCAAGTACTACATTCTTCATCACTACTTAATAATTATCCCAGTTACTTGGAAAGGCTGTAAGTCTTTACCATCTTTACCCGTTACTTCATTCTTTTGTCTCAAATTCCAGTCGTCAAATTTACGTTCAATTATCCAAGCATACTTTTGCCATTTGTCATCATCGCTTTGGAGTTTTTTAAACAAGTTCTTTTTTTGAATTGTGAGTGCTTTTTTATAAAGGCGACAAAAATCAAAATAAATAGAGTCTTTTACCTCTCCTAACTTCCATCTTTCAAATGTTCTATCCGCTATTTGTTGTTTTTCCTCCACCAAATCATTAGTTAGCATTCTTAACTCATCGTCGGTTAGGATAACAGCGTTAATATCCTCATTGACGACTTTTTGAAATGCTTCTATCCAAGTGAGGAGTTTTGTAGGTCTCCCCCTTGTTTTCTTATCTGTTTTTGTTTTATCTGTTTTTTTCATATTTGTACGGATATATAATTTTCATATTTTTTTGTATATAATTTTTGTAAAAAATTGTATTTTGCTATTTCTGTATTTGATTTTCAATAACTTGTTGAAACTCCTCAAAAGAATAGCATACAGCGTATGTATGTCCCAGTGCGACGGCTTTCTTCTGAAAGTCTTTTTGATTGTCTGTTTGTCGATTACCTTTTACTTTCATCTCGATATAAATGCTTTTACCTTGGGGGAGGAGTACTACCAAGTCAGCAACTCCCGCCAATACGCCCTCTGCTTTGAGGCGTTGTGATTCACGAACGTTGCGACTGCCACCATTAGGAACGGCATAGATGATGAAGTGTGGGTATTGGTATCTGAACCAACGTACGCAGGCAATTTGGAGTGTGCTTTCTTGATGTTTCATAACTATCTAATTTTCACAATGCAAAAATACGAAATATTGCTTTAAAATCCTAACAATCTTTCATCTTAATATTCTGAAAATCAGCGTTTTATTTAGTCAAAACAACTAAATAAAAGAGTTAGTAAAACGGCAATCGCCTGACTATCATAACCTATAAAACGCAAAAAGACGAGCGTTTTGCCCGTCTTTGTTTGAAAATTATTTTGTTATATTTATAACTTTTCTATGTTTCTGAGTTTTTCAAGGTAGAAATCGTGTATCCGTTGAAAATCTTCCTCAGTAAACTTGTTATCTCTGAGCCTCATTCGCTTGTGAGTTGCTGCTGATGTACTCTTCTGAATCGCACGTGCTACCTTGCTATCGGATAGTTCTAGTTGCTGAATGATGTATATTACTTTTTCGTGTGGTGTCATAGTTATTGTTGTATTATCATATTAGTGCTGTACCATTGCCACGCCTCATCTAAGAATTGTGTTTCGGATATTTCAGGGGCTAATTCTCCACCAGTTAATTTTACGTTATTCTGAATTATTATGAGGTTGAACTTCTCATATTCATTGAATACGTATAATTTCTGAGGCTTACTCTTTAATTCTCTGTTAAGAACTATCTGCTGTGTGCGCTCTCTAATTACCAATATCAGAGATAAGTAGAGAGGAGAGTAGATAAAATGAAAACCATTAGGCAAATGCTCAGGCTCTGGCTGTAATGCCAATAAGAATTTAGGCATTTTTAGTTCAAAAAGTTTGTCATTATCCATATATTTTGTATTTTTGCCCCTCATTTCTAAGGGTGTTAAATCGTTAGACTTGTTTTAATTTTACAAAGTAAAGCCCCTAACACTACATTAGGGGCTTTTAATTTATCTAATAAAGCGATACTTAGGCAAGAAATTGCGACTACCCCCTATTTTGAATTTACTAACCATTTCGCCATAATAGTTAATAGGTTCATCAAGGCTAATTGTGGTAACATTGCGCCCATTGTAATCATATTGGTGCGCACTGTAACCTACTGACATATTGGGTAATCGCCATACCCCCCAATTCATAGAATTAAGATAATACAATATTCTACTGAGGTTATCTACATTAGCCTCAAATACTTTACCCTCTTTAATTTCATTTTCAAGAGCACGAAAATCAGCTTCTAAATCTTGCTTTTCTTTCTCATTCTGAATTTTCTTTGCTTCGTGTTTTCTCTTGCAGAAATTGCAGAATTTAGTGTACGCTTCATCCAGATTTTCGTTGGTAATTTCACCATCTACATCAATGAATGTTACAAAGTATGGTCTTTCTGTGAATTTTTGTGCCTCTACTTTTTCATAAGGCACTTCATTAACTTGTGGGTAACCTTGCTCTTTCTTTTTGAAAGTAACATTACCTGCTACAATGTAGGTGTAGCTATTTGTTGTGTAAAATTCTAATTTCATCTTTATAAGTGTTTTAAGTGTTAATATTGTTTATTAGCGATGAGAAATTTCAATCATATAAAACTGCTCTTCACCGCCTTGACGGTCTGCTATACCTACAATCTCTACTGTATAGGTTTCATCATATCGAGCATACCCTTCAATTTCTTCACCTTTAACGATGAACGTTTCAATTCGTTCGGGTGTATCTAATGCTCTTAACCCTAACCACTCATCACGGTCATCAATAGAGTCGTTGTACAGCTGTTCTGCTTCTTCGATACTATCAATATAGTTGTAATATCTGTAGTTTTCTTTTACAAATTCAACGATTGCTTCATCGCTAATTGTTTCAGTGGTGAAGTTGTTGTCATTCACCCATTCTTGTAAGCCTAATGTTTTGTCTGTTGTTGTCATTTTCTTTGAGTTTTTAAATTGTTAATAATTGTTCTTGTTTTAATTTTACACTGCAAAGATACGGTAACTATTTTAATTACGCAAGTATTTTGCTTGTTTTTTCATTTTATTTTGTTATATTTGTAACAAAAGTGTATAACTATTATATAATCAATGTTTTACATATAATATTTTTTGCAAAAAAAAGAGACAAAGAACTAAAAAAAGTGTCTTTGTCTCTGAAAAAATTAAAGGATTTCCCAATTAATCTTTGGAATCGTAACCTTACAAGTAAAAGTGGGTTTTCTCTCAATTAGTTTTGTATAATTTCCTAATGATACCAGAGGCTCATCTTTACTTAAAGAAATTAGGAATGCCTTTAATGCTTTTCCTTGCTCTTCTGATAATAGCAAGGGAGAAAAAGTATTATCCTCTTCCTTCTTACATAGAATAAGAGAGCCTTCTTTTAATTCGCTTAATTTTGTAATCATATTATCTATCTTTATTTTCGTTTAATGTTATTACCAAATTCCTTATGTACTTCAATTAACTTCATCACCAGTGCTTCTCGTGCTTTCTCATACTTTTTCGCAAAATGGCTAAATGTGTGCCCCTCCTTAATATCCAAGTGGTAGAAAGCGCATTGCGTGCCGATGTTAATATCCTTGAATGTTATCTTGTAGCCGCGTGCTCTGAACCAAGCGAGGGCTTGTTCCCAAACGGGGATTGAGCAAGCATAAGAATAATGTTTACCTGTTTCGAGGATATCTTTTCCCATTTCAGAATTTGTTCTTTGACTACATTCTGATAATTCTGCATAATAGTAGCAATAATCATCACCCTCAAATGAGATGAATATCATTTCTTCGTCAAAAACTTCGTGGTAAGTAACCAAACAAGGTTCATTAAAACCTATTTCTTTGAGTTCTTTGGCTATATCTAAGGATACGAGCCAAGTGGGGTAATTTTCTTTATTATTCATATCTTTATCCTTTAAACAGGTACATTGACCAACTTATGGCAACCTCTTCATTGCGATTGTCCAATTCTTTGAGTAAACTTTCTATTTCTTTATCCTCACTAAGTTCAGGAGGAATTTGTAAATAGAGTTTTTTCATTATTTCATTATGAAACTCTGTGTGTTTCTCAATCTCTGAGAGGTGTGTTTGCGCCTCTTTCAGATAACTTAATAATTCTTGTTTGTTCATTTTTTAATATTTTTTACTTTATTAGTCAATTTCTACTTCGTATGCCCAATCCATAGCATCATCTTCTCTTATGTTATAAGCAAGCCAATCAAACGCTTCTGGATGCTTGCTACTTTCACAATCTTCAACAGAAAATCCATAGTCTGACATTTTATCTAATTGTTCAAATACTTCATTGGAGACTTCTACATCTTCTAAACCTACGGTATAGGTTACTTTTACATATAAATTTTTAATTGTTCTCATTTTTTTTAGTTGTTAATTCTTCTCTCATTCCCATACAATAGGACCGGTAATTAATATTAGACTCGTGCATTAGTCGGTAATCGTACCATTGCAGTATCTTGTCTTTGGGTTTGTCGTTCTTCATATCGTAGTAAATATCCTCGATATTGAAAAAATAGTCTGATAAACATATAATACCTATCCCTACATCGTAATTGTCAAATTCAAATTGTAGGTCTTGCTTGTGGCAAAATTCCTTGATGAGGTTGCGTGCAGCGTACTCGAATAACTCTACTGCTTCTCGTTCTTGTGATGATTGTTTTTTCATTGGGTAGTAATTTTTAATCTTTTTGCTATAAGTTCTACAATATCCACGGTTACGGCGTTGCCGATGAGTTTGTAACGTTGTGTTTTAGCAATAGGTTTTATTATGCCGTTATAGTCACCATATTGGGTGAAGTTGTCAGGAAACCCTTGCAGGCGTTCGCATTCTATTTCAGTGAGGCGACGTATGCCACACAGTAGGTTATTTTCTTGAAAGGCGTTGCTCGATATAGTAGGGCAAATAGTTAGGTCTGCGCCTTTATTTTTACCTCGTGGGAGTTGGCGTATTACCGTCATATCAGAGTGCAAGCCTCCAGAATGCCCGCCTCCTGTGAGGGTACTTGCAGTTTTAGGAATGATGTAGGTGTCATCAGCATTCATATTGCCATTGGCTTTGATTGTGGTACTAATTAGGGCTTGTGATTGACTTTGCGTTTTTGTTGTAGGCACAAAATCATTTTCTCCGATAGGAAATACTCCTGGCTGACTTCGTCCTGCAAGATGTCCGATAAGGTATATCCGCTCTCGATTTTGGGGTAAAAGCCAGCTTGTATTAAGCAATTGCCATTCAAGTCTATAACCCCCAATGTTGGCAAACGCTTTGATAATTGCCCAAAAGTCTGCGCCAGCGTTTGAGGAGAATGCTCCTTTAACATTTTCCCAGATAAAAATACTTGGTTTGACGCAAGCAATGAGGGCAATTGCGTACTCGATAAGGCTACTTTTGGCTCCTTTAAGCCCCTCTCTTCTTCCAGCAGTTGAGAAATTTTGACATGGCGAACCGAAAGTGATAATGTCAATTCCTGTAAAGTATCCTCCATGAACAGAGGTAATATCTCCGATGTATTTTGCATTTGGAAAGTTTTTTTTATAGTTTGCGATTGCGTGTTTGTCTATCTCTGAAAAATAGTGCTCTGTAAATTGGTAGCCTGCTCGTTGAAAGCCGAGCGAGAAGCCTCCAATTCCGCTGAATAGGTCTATGAGTTTCATTATTCTTTATACTTTTCGTTAATAACATCTAAGTGCTGATATATCATCTCTGTTAAGTCGTTAGAATACGACTCGAAAGCATCAATGAGCACTTTGTCGTCCTTCATTGTTTTTTTGAACTGCTTAACTGCCTCCCCGCTGTATAGTTTTAACCTGCGAAAAGCGAGTTTAAATTCTCTGCTGAATTTTGTATCGTCAATTCCGTACATAAGTTCGTTGAGGCTATCGGCATACGATAGAGCAAGGATAGCGTAATGGGCTATCTTCTCACGTTTGAGCACGGGCATTACTACTGCTTTATCGTGTTCGGCAATTGCGATATTCATTAGGTTTTGTGCTTCTTGAGGGGTTATATTTAGCCCTCTTGCACGGAGTTCTGTTATAAATCTGTTGTTGTTCATTTTTTCAATGTTTTTGAGTTAGCAATTCCGAAAGTTCTTTGCCTTGTGTAATGAGGTGATTGTAAAAGAATTTCAAAGTATCTTCTTTTTTGAACCTTCTTAATTTTCCGTCAGGGTCATTGGTGCTGTTTTGAAAATGCTCTATCAATGCCCTAATAGCACTATATTCCTGCTTATCCTTTGCCTTATTTTGCTCTTGTCGAAGTCGCTTCTCGGTTTCCGCTCGCATTAGTTGCTTGTCCTTTTCGGTAAGTGTAGCGAAGTAAGGTTGTAATATACCTCGCTGATAGAGTGTATCGTATACGGGTACAGACAACATAGGCAATTCTTTTGTTTCCTTGTACTCCTCAAAATGCTCATTGAGCCAACGTAGCACGTTTTTTTCTTTTTCCTCTTCTGTCATCGTGTTTTGATTTTCTGGTAATTGTGAAATGTTAATGTTATGCGCTCGCTGAGTGTCTTGCAGCCATTGGCGATATTTTCCTAAAACCGTACAGACGTAAGATACGTCAAAGAATTGAAAATGCTCTGTCGCATCGCCAAATTCTCCACTTCTATCCATCTGAAAGGCTTTGTATATCTCTTGAAAAGAAAGTCCTGAAAAACGGCTAAAAACAGCATTCCATATTTCCTGCTTTTGCAAAGGGTCGATTTCTCCTTTAAGTCCTACAAGAGTAGCAATGCGAGTAAATATCATTCCGAATGTTGGGGCTATTACTTCGCGGTTAAGGTCTCTAAGTCGTGGATATTGATGGAATGTTTTAGCTATCGCCAAAGGTGTGAGCTCCCCAGCCTTGCATATTATTTCTAATGTTATCGGCTGTTTGGCGACCGGCATAATACTGCTGTTTATCGCTTGTAGATTGCTGCTGTTGTCTGTTTGTAATGATCTTTCCATTTTCGTCTAAGAATATTTGATTGTTAGCGATTGGTTGAGGGGATTGTGTGTTATGTAGCCAATCAGCTTCAAAACCTTTCCATTGTTTTTGAACTATGATACTCAATACCGCGTTTATATCCTGATTTGTTAGCCGTACCTGATTGATGAAGTTATTAAACGCTCGTTCGGTATTAACAGCTTTCTTTGCCTTGCGTATTTTTAACCACTCATCTACAAGTTCTGGGGCAAAACCTTCCGCAAGCATTGCCTTTCTGAAATTGAAAGGAGGGGGGGCGGGCGCAACTTGGGGGGAGGTTTCTTTTTTAGCGTTTAAAGGCTGTTCTTTTTTTTCTCCCTCGCCAAATTCCACACACACGCTTTTCTGTTTCTCTTTTTCTAAAAGAGAAAAATCATTTACATTTACATTATCATTTACATTAAGGGGGCTTTTGCTTTTTTTGCTTTTTTCAAAAACCAATTGCTTTTTTTGCTTTTCTTTGCTTTCTTCTAATTCATTGGTTTTCAACGGTCTACCTCCTTTCGCTCCTGCCTCTTTTCTCTTTTCTTTAATTGATATATACTTTTGCGTATCCCTATCAATCGTTTGCTTTACAAATCCGAATGCTACTTTTGCAAGTGGTTTTAGTTCAATCAAGTTACCATATATGGCATATTCCGTAATAGCCTGATAAACTTCCAACTGAACCTCACTTGGCAAATCCCGAATAACATTCAACCAATCTTTGTAAAAAACAAATGTTTCTCTTTCCATAGTGTAGGTATTAAAAACTCCCCTTGCCCTTAACTTGCTCTCTGGACAATGGCACGCCAAATAATAACGCTCGCCAAAGACAAGGGGAGACAAATGAATGATGTATTGTTAGAATAGGGTCGTTTGATTAAGGTCGTCAATCATTCGCTGTAAATTCTTCTGCATTTGATGAAAGTATGAGGGTTTTAATTCTATCCCTATAAAGTTGCGTTTTAGCTTCAAACTCTCGTGTCCTTCACTTCCTATGCCTCCAAATGGACTTAATACTGTTTCGCCCTCGTTGCTCCATAAATGCAAGCAACGCCTGATCGTTTCGAGTTGTAATGGGCAAATATGCTTCTCATCTTTCTCATCACGAGCAGATGTGTATTGCAAGGTGTCGGAGTAGTTTATATCATACCACACTGGCTCTGCATACTTTTGCCATAAACTTACGGGGAGGTAATTCTCTTGTTTCTCATCAGTATCTTGGTGTGTAATAGGTACAAGATTATCACCTGCATTGCGAAACACTAAGATATAATCAGGAATACCCGTGCGAGACATACTACTGTCTTTTTTGATCGTTTTATGAAGCAATCCGATAGACTTGGTACGGGCCATCTCTACTACTGGGCTCTTCCAAATTGTTATTCTATCGTGGTAAATAAAACCCTCTTTTTGGAAGGACTGAATGATCATTCCTGAAAAGTCCTTAAGACCGATATACCCATCTTTGCCTTTCATTGCAGGTAAGTCCATACAATGCACTGCTACCAATCGTCCACTTTTAATTACCCTTGCTAATTCTTTCACGAGAAACTGAAAATGTACAAAAAACTCTTCATAATCTTGGCAGTTACCCATATCACGAATATCATCTGAATAGACATATAACTCGGCAAATGGGGGGCTAAATATTGAAAAATCTATACTATCAGTAGGGAGTTTAGCCACCTCCTCTACGCAATCGCCGTGTATGGCTCTGAATGTAGGTGTTTGCATATTTCTTGGTTTTTTATCATTAATTGTTGCATTTGTTTGAATTGTATTTCCTTTTCTTTTATGGTACTCATAACGTTCTGCATAGTGTCAGTAGTTATGATATTCACCGTTACATCTCCTTTCTTTCCGAAACGATGTGATCGTCTTACCGCTTGGTAAAACCCTTCAAAAGAGAAATCAGGGCTCATAAAGGTTTGATGTAGACAGTGCTGAAAATTTAGCCCGTACTTTGCTATCTGAGGTTTTGTTACTAATACTCTGTATTTGCCGTCTACAAAGTCTAATAGCTTTTGCGCCTTTTCCTCTGGCTCATCTTTTCCTGATACTTCTACCGCTCCACGAATACCAGCCGTAACCTCCTTGCTTTCATCATTGAGTTTTACCCACACAATATGAGGATCATCATCAGCATTAGCAATCTCAATAGCCTTAGCAATACGTTCTTTCTTAGTACGCCTTAACTCCTTATTAAAGTCAGTAGCCGATACTGCCATATCAGGGAATAACAAACCATTACTAAAATTGTTTTGTGTAATAATTTGATGCTCTTTGTAAATCACCTCTGATAAATCATACCCTTGCATTGGGTAACCTATATCAGCAGGGTTGGTAAGCATTATCGCCCAACTCGATACGAACTGGTAGAACTTCTCTACTGCGTGTCCTTTCAATCTCCATTTGCTTGTGTGGTCTTGGTCGTTAATAAAGTAAGTAGCGAGCATTCCTAACCTGCTTTGATAGCCTAAAAACTCCGAGTGATTAGCTAACTCCATAGGATCATTTGGCGATGGGGTAGCTGTAAAAGCAAACTTATAAGGGGTATTGTGAAAATACTCAAAAAGTTGCTTTTTGATTTGCCCCTCAAAGTTTTTCATTATCGAACTTTCGTCGACGATCAGCCCCGCATACTCTTGTGGGTTGATGTTGTGCAAATTCTCAAAATTGGTGATCGTTACCTTGTCGAGGTCAAACCCGAACTTTTCCGCTTCTCTTTTGGTTTGTGCAACCACTACCAATGGGGCAATGATTAACACGGGTTTATTAGCGTACCTTACGATTTGGGTAGCTGTTTCAAGTTCCATTACCGTCTTCCCAAGTCCGCAATCAGCAAATACAGCGTGTTTGCCTTTCATAACGTTTTGGGCAACAATATGCTGCTGAAAGGGGAATAGTTTAGGGTTCATCGGTAGTGGAGTAAATCCCTTATGCTCCTTTGCCCGTTGCTTTTGTTGCAAAAATTTCTGATACTCATTCATTTTGATTTGAAATTAGAGATTTGAATTAGATTGCCGCGCGCTCAATCTCCTTTCAAATCGGTTATTAATTGCTTGCAGGTGCTACCTGCTTAGCCCCCGCTCACGGCTCGAACGTGAGTGCTTGCCTATCGGGGTACACAATGGATAAAACTACAATTCTTTTTTACTTTTATCTATATACTCCTTGCAAAACTGGTGGTCTATTACCGCCTCTACATTTAGCGTTTTTGCCGATAGCAAGGTCATCGTATAAGGAGGTAATTCTTTATCCTCATCAGCCACACGCATATAAGTTTCATAAAACGCCTCGCTTAGTACTTTTGCTTCTTCTGCATTAGGTGCTTTCACTAAAAAGCGCATCGGGTAAGATTCTTTATTTACCATTATTTCTACCTCTATCTGATAGAACTTATTTTGCTCCTCATCGCTGTTTTTCTTTGCCAACGATACAAGGGTAAAATACTGCTGCTCTTTGAGCGATTTTATTTCATAAAAACCAATGTAATTTTGTTCTATGTAGTCAGTGATAATTATCCTCGCTACATCTATACTGTTAGCATATAGGTAGAATGTTCTTTTTTTTCGAGAGATTTCCACTACTGCTATCCATATAGTACTGTTGCCTAATACAGCATCTGCAGTGCGTTGTATTGAACTTAATCGTACATCTTCAATGTTAAGTTCCCCACTCTTGATAAAGAAGTCTATGGTTTGAAAATTCTCATCATTTAATTCTTCGCCCTTAGAAATAATGAGTTCTTTTCGTTCTATGGTTACGATTTCCCCAGTATCCTCGTCTGTAAAATCTTCTTCCCAACGTCTGTAAAGACTATTCATTAGATACTTAGATTCTTTGTCCTTCAATAATGAGAGGTCGTTGGAAGTCATTATTTTCTCATTAAATCGGCTTACTGTTTCTTTTTTCATTTTAATAATATTTTCCTTGTAAATTGTTCACTTGCTTTTCTATCTCATTGAGATACGCCAAATCGTCAGGCGTTGGCAGGTATATACCCGCTTCCTTGCTGGCGTAATCTCTGAAATTATCAATGGCAGTTGTCATTTCCTTTGTATTCAAACTCGCTGTACTTCGCCACGCATCTCGTATCTCACCCGTTTTGCGGTTAGCGTATTCAGTTCTGAATATCTGAGGGTTTACAATCTTCTTAAACATCTCTTGTTTCACGTATTCGGGAGTTTCTCCATATTCTAATGCGAACCACGCAAAGAGTAGGTGAATGTAATTGTTCTGTGAGTAGGTTCGTTTAGGCTTCTTTTCAGTGATTTCAAAGGTCTTTTTCTTTTCGATAAGAAACGCTAAACGCTCCTTTGCCCTCTGTATATCAAACTCATTGCTTGCATTGAAAATCATACTTTATTATATTTGAAAGCAAGGCAGGAATCGAACCTGCTACTATCCCGATTGATACTTGCTTTTTTGTTGTGTTAATTACCTAATATTAACAGTATTCAACATTCAGTTTCTTTGATTTTTCATACACAACCTCACCATTTTCAGTTACTTTACTAACGTGAAATGCGTGTCCTTGTACACTGTCAGGTTCTTCATCTTCAAGAAATTCAAATGGACTTTCTTCAAAAATATCCATTGCTTCTTCATAGCTTTCTGCTTCTACAATAGCCGTGTACTCACTTTCTTCCACGTGGCTAAATTTAATTACATACTTGTTCATTTTTTATTTATTTTAAATTGTTTTCTAAAAAGGCGTTCTGTCATCTTGTGCGGGTGCTTGTCCGTAACCTTGGGGAGGTTGCTGGTAACCTTGGGGGGCTTGCTGGTATTGAGGTTGCGCTACATTCGTGGTTTGAATGAGTTCTATTTTCCAACCTAATACCGTATTGAAGTACTTAACCTCACCTTGCGGACTTGTCCATTCTCGACCTTGCAAATTAAAATGTATCTTAACCATTTGCCCTACTTGTAGGTTGTCCAACAAAGCGCAATTGCCTTGCGTAAATTGAATAATAATATCTTGTGGATATTGCCCATCGGTGGAGATAACCAAATCACGCTTTTGAAAACCGTTTTGTCCTACTGTTTCAGTAGCGAATATTGTTTTAATTCGTCCTTGTATTTCCATAGTTATAATAAAGGTTTTGCTATTTCTAATAATTCTTTTTGTTCTTCGATGAAACGTTTAGCAACTTTTTCATCTTTAAATACTAACGCGTAAGTTTCTGTTTCTTTTAATACTCCCCACACAAAAAAATTCCCTTCACTATCTAAAATGACAGAAATACCCCTTTGCTCTTTGTTTTTTAAATTAGGCTGCCAACCCTCATTGTAATAGTCTCTAAGAAATAGGAGTTTCAAAAGTGCAATTGTCGCATCAACAAGTTCCTCACTTGGAACTTCTAAACAGTCTGGTAGATAGTAATAATCACCTTTGCGGTGCGCTTCTTTGAGAGCTTCCTCATAAGTTGGTGCAGGTGCTTTTTGTTCAAAGCCTATAATGTCGATAGAATAGTCTGAAGTGGATAGTGTGGGTATAGCACCTTCACTTTTTACGAAACAACCATCGCCTGTGTAGTCGATTTTCAAATCGTCATCAAATTTCACCTTAATAGGGAAAGGAAATTTTGTATCGTTAAGAACCTCTATTACCTTTCCTTTGTTTGGAGATATTGTTTTATCCCAAACCTCCATTCCTACTTTAAATACTGTTTTCATTTGCTTTCTTGTTTTCTAAAAATTTACCTAACGATATTGTTCCTTGTTTTGTTATAACATAGAATTTATAATTACAACCTTTGTAGTAATCAAAATTATCTTCTACTTCAAAATCTAAGGCTTTTGCTTCATCTCTCTTAACGTTGTGATTTAATAAATCAAGAATATCTTTCTTTATCTTTGTTAAATCTGTTTTTTCACTAAAAGAACGTTTGTAAAACCTTTTCATTTTTTCTGATATTTCTTTTTTCATTTTACTTATAAAAACTTCTACTTTTATGCAGTTCTAATACTTCACTGCTTTCTTTTCTATTTGCCTCAATAAACGCACGTGTCTGTTGTATGCTAAGGTGTGTATTGATATTGCCGTAAGCGTGCGTATATTCGCCCTTTGCGTGCGCTTCTTCTATCGCCTGCTGTATGTACTCCTCGCAGTAATTATGCTCGATAGCATAGAGGTCGTAACCTTTGGCAGTAATACCCTCCAAGTGTGCTGTATCAGTAGCGTGGAATATCTTTTGCCCGTTATTGAGGAATATTCGCCAACCGAAATTTGGCACGTCGTGATACAGCTTCACGGGTGATACTTTAAACGCCCCATAATCGTATAACATACCCACTTGCAACACGTCGATATTGTTTAACCCCTCCAACCTATCTAAGAGAAAGTCAGCACAAGCAATACGCAAGGTAGGTCGCTCGGATTGTAATCGTTGTAAGGTTCGCAATTTCAAATGGTCGCCGTGTTGGTGCGTGAGTAACACAATTTTCAAAGAACGTTTTACCTCGTTTAAGGCTTTGAGAGAAACGCCGCAATCTACCATTATTGCCTTGTCGTATATCACGGCGTTACCCTCGCTACCTGAACTAATTACTTGTGTTTGTATCATACTTGTTTAAAATCAACTTGCTTTGGGGCTGGTGCACCTGTTACTGTTTGCGTTATAGGTTGCACCGCTTCGGGTTCAGTAGGCTCGTTTTGCTCGATAACCTCTACATCTATCACCGTACGCCCTTGAGGCTCTACAACGCCCTGTTCTTCTTGCGTGTACATTGCCCCTAATTGTACGGGAAACGCTTCACGTAAGGCTTGTACTTTGGCTACTTTGGCTATCATTGTAGCCTTTTTTTCATTCCAGCTGCTTTGCTTCTTGTCGTATTCGTTAAGATTAACTTTTGCGACAAAAGGCTTTGAGCGGTCTTTTCTGTACACTTTTGCCCACGCTCCCAATATTTGGTCTGATGGTAGGTAGAAATTGCCTTCTACCTCTATGAGTTCACCATTACGCAATAGTATAAGCCCTGCCTCTAAACCATCGTAACAACCATTAGCTTCAGCGCGTTTCATTAGTGCTTCCTTGCTTACAATCATTTGCGCTGGGTTGCTGCCAAACTTAATAAGATACGCCTCGTTAAGGAAAGGGTTAAGTTTGTTGTATCTGCAAATACTAATGAACATACCAATCTCTTGGTCGGTTACGGCTGCATTACCTTTTGTAAGATATGTTCTTACCGTGTTATAAGAAAGCTTAACTAATTCGCCTGCTACTTCGTATTCGGCTTCACCCTTTTTTGTTGTTGTGTGAGTTGCTTGCGTTTGCATTGTTGCTGTTTGTAATGTTTGATTTTCCATTGTGCTATAATATTTGAATGTTATTACTAATGATGTACTGTTTTAAGGCTTGCAATTGCTTCATTGTTCCTGCTACAGTGAAAGTAGCTTGCACAACCTCATTATTATAATCTTGTGCTGTTTGTGTAGATTCTTGCACTGGTTCAGGTTGCACTGGTGCTGCAGGTTGCACATCATTGGTTACTTGTGCGGGTGCTTGCAAAGGGGCTATTTCTCTCGCCCTTGCTTCAGCGGCTAATCTCGCTTGCTCGGCTGCTACTCGTTGCGCCTCGATACGCGCTAATTCAGCCTCACGTTGTTGCTTGCGGTATTGTGCATTCTGTATTGCTCTTGTAACATCAAGCGTTTGCTTATACTCGGTTAGCATTTCAGCTTTAAACTCGTCAGGTTCATTTAGGCTTTCAATGAGTTGGAGGCTCTTTAATACCTCACTTACAAAGCCTGCTACTTGCTCTTTAAGGCTCTTATCGCTGGCACTAAGTGTAATATTCAGAGGCAAGCGTTCAAAGATGAGGAAGTCAATACCTTGCGACTGACACAACTCGGTAAAATACTCTTTGATACGCCCCCGCTTATCATCTAACAAACGATTTTGCACCTCGTCTATTTTCGATTTCAACGTACTATCAGCCTTGTCGTAGTGTACTTTGATGTACTCTTTGTACGCTTTCTCAAAGGCTTCATAAGGCGCATTTACCTGCTCTTTAATATACTTGCGTTGTGTTTCAAAATCATCAAGTTCTTTGCGTAACATCGTGCGGGTGTTTTTCGCACTCTTTAGCGTATCTTCAGTTACTAACTGGTTGTCGAGGTTCAGTTCAGCGATTTTCGCTTCAATTTGTTGCCCTACTGCTTTGATTTTCTCATAAACAATAATAGGGGCTTGTTTCAACGTTATTAATTCTTCATTCATTTGGTTTATGTATTTTAGGTTATTACTTTTCTTAAAAGAAAGTGCCGTGCGTTATTGTGATGAATTATGTCCAGATTTAAGGGTAACACGGCACTTTTCAATGTATAGATTAATTGGAGATTTTTCTAATCAGTTTGTTTATCTCATTGCGCTTTGTTCTCAACTCGTGCAAAAACTCACCACTGCTAATCTCTTGTACTTCATACTTGTCATCTTGGTACGAGTTAGACATTAGGAAACTCAATGTATCAATACCCGTATTATCAACTCGCAAGGCTGTTAATGATGAGTTGTTAGTAAGTGGCAATTCTTCATAAACGCTAATACACCAACTAATATTCTCATACCTCACTCGGTAGCATTTGCCTAATTCTAAGGTTGTTACTTGCTCTTTCATAGTTGAAATGATTTTAAAGGTTAAATAAACTGATGCCAATCGTGTGATAAACTTTCATAGTAACGGTTGCGCTCATCTTGCTGATATTCTCGTACCAAACTCTCATACTCCCTCTCTAATTCATCTTGTGCTTCAGCCCATTGTTCATTAGTAAGGTCGTAGTATACCGTATGTTTACCCACTCTCTTATAGAGTTCAGATTCAACGCTTAAAACACCCTTATTATAGCAACCTGATAGGCGCATAGTGTAGCAGCCGCAATTAGCTTTTAAATGCCACCACCCCTCGTGGTCGTTATCTTTTTCAGGGCGCAAAGCCGCTTTTAGTTGTTCAAAAATAGGTTTGGAAATGTAATATTCTTCATTCATAGTATGTTGAAGTAATAAGGGTGATACAAGACCTTGCAGTAAGTTTTCAAAGTCTTTTTCAGCAGGTTTCTTATCGCCTAATGCGATGTTAAACGCTGCTTGTTCAAAAGGGTCACATTCATTGAATTTCTTACCCTCGTAGGTTACATAGCCACCTTGTAGAAGAATTTGGCTATTTTGTTTGGTCATCTCATTCATTTGTTGTAATTTTGCCATTGTAATTTTGTCTTTGTGATTTTAATGTTAATACTTATTTTAAAATTGCAAGTCATTAAAGGTGATGCTGAGAAGTGTCGCCTTTTTTTATCTGCGTTTCATTTTTCTCAATACTTTTCTTATATCCTTGTTGCGTAAATCTTCTAACTGTTGCATACTTATCAATGTACGCCCGCCCGAAAGATTCTCATTCCTTAGTGTGCCATCAGTTATCCACGTGCGAATAATATAGTCCGATACGCCCAAATAATCAGCTGCTTCAGGAACGCTCAACATTCTCTTTGCTAACTTGCGATACTCATACACCTCAATAGCCCTTGCAATCAGGTCTACCGTATCAGGTACAACCCCCTGCATTTGCCACAACTCATCTCGCTCGTTGGCGAATAGTGCATTAATATCATCATTCAATCTCTCTACTCTACTTAACATAGTTTAATTTTGTTAATCATTATCAGGTTCAAACGCTTCATCTTCCGTTAGTTCGATAATCTCTAAGAATTTTTCACGAACCGCTTCCGACTTGCGATAAAATCTTGTGTTTTTCTCTGCTCGCCACTTGCACAATGTCCAAATGGTAATATTCAAACTGTCTTCCAACGCCCTCATCGTAGGCTTGTCTTTTAATTTTTCTTTCGCTTTGTTTGTAAGTTTCATATCTTTTTAGTACTTTTGCCAAGTCAAAATGACTAACTCTTTTTACTATCATTTTGACGGTGCAAAGATACAAACAATGTTTATATCATCCAAATAAAATACAAACTTTTTTTGTATTTTCATTAAAATATTTTATAACTAATTGATTGTTAGTTGTATTTTTTTCGTTGTTAGTTATGTTTTTGTTGAAACAGACTGAAATTATCTGTAATCATAATATATAAATGTTTAACCTTAAATATTGAAAAGATATGGAAAATAATTCAAATACAAACAATGTTTATATTGAAGATGTTCGTAAAAGGTTTAAAAAAGCCATATCGCATCTAAAAGGTGAACAGACAATAAGCACAAATCAAGATGTTGTGAATAAAATGGAAATCAATAAGACTTCTATGTCATTAGCTTTAAAAGGCGATGAGAGGTATCTTACTGAAAAATTCATTACAAAATTCGCCAATATATATGGGTTCAATAAAGATTGGATTTGGAAAGGAGAAGGAACAATGCTACCCAATGAAGTACGGAATACTAAATATACATTGGAGGACTTAAAAAAAATTGCAAGTGGTGATTTAACTGTACCCAAAGAAGTACGCAACCCTATAACAAATGTAGATCCTATTCTCGCCGATGAAGCAATAAATTACAACGAAAAAGGCGTACCTTATTACAATATTGATTTTACCAATGGATTTATGGGAGTAATAGAATTTAATAACGTAAAACCCGATTATTACATCAATTACCCACCCGCCAACAATTGCGACTTTTGGATCAACGCCACTGGGCAATCAATGCAAAATACCATCAATCACGGAGATATTGTAGCCGTCAAAGAAGTAGATCTTACTTGGTTTCCACTTGGCGAAATATACGCCATAGTAACCTCTAACGGTTACCGCCTCATCAAGCGCATTACAAAATCACGCGACCCAAAATGCTATCGCCTTGTGTCAGAAAACCCCGATAAAGACAATTATCCCGATCAAGATATACCAAAACACTATATCACTCGTTTATTCAAGGTAATCATAGCAACTAAAATCATTAATTAGTAACATTGTTATCAAATTGCAAGGTTTATTCAAATAAATATCATTTAAAAAATCATACACCAATGAAAAAAGTTACTCTATTATCTATTATTGTAATTTCAGCAATATTTCTCACCTGCACCAAAGATAACAACGATGAGGCTCATAAAGAGTGGAAAAAGAAAAGCCAATCCGAAAAAGAGTGGATATGTGGAAATTATAATGGATATACGCTTTACACAGGTCCACGTGGAGGCTGCTATTATAAAAAACTTAATGAAGATTATAAAGAGGTAATTATATATGTGGACAAGAAACATTGCAGTAAGTGCTTAGATTAAATAACAATGAGTTTTCTTAATAATCTATTCAAAGGCTTCATTCGCTCAGCTGTCAATCAAGTAGGGCGCGACGGCGGTCGTGTAATTAGCAACCAATTATATGGTGATGCTCACGCCTCTCCAGTGAGAGTATCACAATCACAAACATCAACTACAACGCAAACCATTGAGCCTCAAAATACAGATAATACGCCTTATAATTTTCTCTCAATGGCATTTGCCGATTATCTTATATTCAAAATAATAGCATACTCTTTTTTTAGCATTATCATTGTACTCATAGGTTCAATATATACCTATATAAGAGGTGTTGAATATTCTAAAAAACAAACAATGGAAATATACGGTACAGTAAGAACTGCAATCACCACCCCTGATAGGCGTTATCGCACTGGCACAAGAGTAACAGGTTATAGAAATAGAAAAGCAGTAGTAGCCATTGAACCCGCCGACTATGCACACCTGAAATACTATAAAACCAAAGGAAAAATATATAAAATAATCGCTATATCTGCTATAGTACTTGACTTTATAATATACTACTTTATGGAATAACAAAAAAAAGCCCCGCACAATCACACGCGGGGCTTTTCTACATAAAACCAACAATATTAATATAAAGAAAATAAACACTTCCTAAATCGCCAACACAACCATCCCCCAAGTAGTATTATAAACAATATCCACCAGTTACTCACAACACCATTCACTTCCTTTGTTTTATGAGAAAAAGCCGTTGTGCTTTCTGCATTTCGTAATTCATTATTAGTTGTGTTTATAGTATTTGTAAGGGTAGTATTCGCTACTATTTGGCTATTGGATAGGCTGCTTTTAGTCGTAATCTTCACCTTTCCACCTCTTACCCTAATAGTTTCATTATCGCCGTCGCGAATGCGATAATATACTAACTCCTTGCTGTTGCCTATACTATCCTTATCGCTCTCTACTGTTACCTCGTACTCTTGAGAGGTGTGTGTATCGAGTTGCAGGGTTTGAGTATTTTGTTGAAAAAGAGCCGTACTATCCTTGTACTTTATAATACGCTCTTTTTGGACTTGCTTTTGCTCTGTATTGGTTACCTCTTTGCGTGTTCTGCACCCTATCAAGGTGATGAACGCCAATAATAACATTACTATTCTACCCATAACTCTCTAACATTTTGATGATTTTCTTTAAACTGTTTGCATAATCAGGAGCAGTTGCATAGCCTGCCTTTGCTACCTCTTCAGCGAACTTGTACGGGTCTGCTTTTACAAGTAACGCTTTAGCATATCGCTTGTTTTTGAAAAAGAATTGAGCGTGATCAGTAAAGCATTCTTCGGGCGTTTCGTACTTTCTAAACCAATCCTTAACGGTGTACTTGTACTTACCACTCGGCAACATCTTCACCGATATAACCAACGGAAACAAGTGCTTTAAATTGGGGCTACTTAATATCTCTGTTGTAGTTAGTAATTGCTTCTTGTTATCGGGCGTGTCATTTCCTGCTTTTACGCCAAAAAACATATTCCCTGGCACATTCTTTCCCCAACCACTCTCTAACGCGGCTTGTGCTAATGTGAATAGGTGCGAAATACCAGTTTTGCGCTCTGTTTCAAGAGCAAAGGGTTTGTTCTGCTTTATAAATTCCTTTGGTGTCATTGTTGTTCGTCTGTTTTATCGTTATCTAATTCGTTAGGAGTAATCCCATTATTTACTTTTTCGTAAAACTCTTTTAGTTTCCCACTCTTCTCGTAGTTATAGAGTGCTTTCATAAAGAATTCGGGAGGAAATTTACCATTTGAAAGCACAAAAAGGTTTTTCGCTATATCTTTCACTGGGTATAATAACGAAATCATCTGTATTGTAATTTCAAACGCCCTACCTACATCCGTCCTGCTTAGTGGTATATTCAGTATTGATAGAGAAATAAAGGCTATTGCTATGATTGCCATTTTAAAAATCGAACCCTTAAGAAGTGCTACAAAATCAAAATCGCCCTTCTTAAAGTGATACCAAGCACCAGCTATCATATCAAGCATTAGCACTACCGATATACCCGCGTAAAAAATAGCATTCTGTTCCTTATCCGATGAGAAGTAGGCGTACAATAGCAATAATGGCACACTCTTAAAAAACACAACGAAAAAGTAAAACACCCTATCTCTTAGATGTATCTTATCATCAAAATAGAAGAGCAAAACCAAAGGCGTTGCCCATATTGCTATCTTTATTTTGGCTTTGAGCAGCCACTTCATAAACTTATCCATTAGCATTCTTGTTTATACGTTTTACAATAGGGTAAGGCGTTACACTTGCTACTATATCCCACCAATCAATGAAGGTGTGCTTTATGTACTTATCGTGTAACTCTTTACCAATCCCCGCTAATAATACAGCGGCTAACGCTAAAACGAAAGCAGTTCCAACGCTCCAAAATTTAAAAAATAGTGCAAAAAATAGCACCAACATACAATTGCCTACCTTTGAATGTAGCAATTTGTCCTTACCCATTAAGTTTCGTTTAAAATTATTCATTACACATATTAATTATTAATTATCTTCTGATGAAGGAACCCATCTTGTCGCTTTATCTCCTCGTTCGAGTTTAATTTTACGAATCGTGTTTGTTTTTGTGCCGTCACCATTTCCTATAATAAAAACAAGAAATGCATCTCCTTTTTTAAAATCTAAATTCAAATTGTTTTTCCAAACATTTACCCCCCTTTGTAAAGAACCATAATTTCCATTGCCTCCTCCAGACATTAATAACGGCCAACACCCATCAGCAAAATCACCATCAATAGTAAGCGTTATTGTATCTCCTAATTTTATATCTTCTGTTACTTGATATGAAGCTATTTCATATTTATTATTAGTAACAACAACCCCGCTATCTCTTAGTAAATTACGACCTACACTAAAAGCTTTTTTCTCAAACCTTTTATTTGTTGTGTTGTAGTCTGTTTCATTCCATATTGCTGACATTCTCAACTCTTTAACATCGTTAGGTGTTGTGAATGTTATAGGTATAACATTACCCGCATAATCACGTTGTATGTTTGATAGTGTCATTCCCGCATCATAACCCAACACCTCGAATGTATTGCCAGAAGTCTCTACAATCACCACATAACTGCCTCTTGTTAGCGAATTGATTACTGCCAAATTAACACTATCGACTTTGTCAATTTTTAGTGATACCTCGTGAATAAATCCGCCACTAAACTTCTGTGAACCTTTAACTTTAAAACTATTTTTAGTTTCAATTAAGACTCCTTTTTTATCGACTTTTAATTGCAAATTGGTAATCTCTGATTTCTGAGAATTAAACGTTGTATATCGCCTATCTATATCGTTGTAATGTATTAATAATATCCTATTCCTTAAACCTCTTGATGGCTTGTATAAGCAATCTAATGCTATATCTTTTATATTCTCTATACATCTCATATCAATTGCATTCTCATTCTATGTTTATTAATTCGATTGTTTTCACCGCATCCACTATTACAACTATATTCAGGGAATAGTTCTTTATTCCTATTAAGGTAATGCTCGCAATCTTGCCATAGCAAATCTGCTTGTTGTTTGTACATCGTGCGTACATCACGCCTTTCAGTTTGGCTAATCGTTTCACCGTCTTGATTTTCTTTCACCTTAATACCCATTGGCGTATCTACTTGATGTCCCACGAATACATAACGGGCGTATGCAAAGTATGATAATACGGCTTTAAGTCCTGCAAATTCGTACTTTCTCCCCTCAAAGGTATAACTACCCCCCTCAATCAATAACGTGTAATCTCTCACGGGCGTTTCGCTTGTTAAATCTTGAAAAAAACTCTCACAAACCAGCCCTTTCAAATCAAACATTTGCGCCTCTCTTATAAAGCGGTTAAACTCTTCCTCTTTACGAAATAGAGAAACACTCAAATACTTGCTACATTCTTGCTTATTAACTAATAACTTCATACTAATTTGCTAATTTCAAAAAGTCCGTTTGTCGAAATATCCCTTACAAAGCCGTCAAAGAGTTCCTCAAACATCTCTTGTACATCTTGCCTTTCCTCCTGCATTTGCTCCTGCATAAAGATACGTGCCTCTTTCAAACTTTCCCCAGAGGTATTACCTAATTTTCCTTCAACGTAATCAATGAGCACGGGCGGTACATTGCCATAAGACTTGCGTATATTGTTAGCTGTCTTTTGGTCAGCGTACTGAAACATATCAGCCTTGATATTGCTCTCTATAGGTTTTATCAGTACGTTATTCTCCAACTTATCGCCCTGCATCTCGGTTTCAAAATGAAATACAGATTGCTCTGCTTCTACACCTATGCTCTTTTTCAACTCATCTCTAAACTCTTGCCTATCTTCTTCTTTTTCCATTGGCGCAGTAACAACAGCATAAGTGCCAAAAAAGCCTTTTTTAAAGCCATTCCTTGTGAATACACTCGATAGCCTTTCGCTTTCACAATCACGCAACACTACATCAGCCCACGCCAACGGGTAAGTATCATTTCTGTCAAGGTTTAGGAAAAAAACTTGCCCCTTGTACTTATCCCAACCTCCTGCCTTTGCTACTTGTGCTTCTATAACATCAGGGCGGGGGTCGTATCGGTCAATAGCAACTAAATTCTTATCCTTATCCTTGCTATTGGTTAGTTTATCCCAATCATTATATACAAGCACCTTACCTCGATAGTCCTTACTATCTTTCGCTCCTAATCGGCAATTCTTGTAAGGTAATACTTGTACACTTATCTTCTCATAGAAGCCGTTGTAATTCACGTGAACAAATACGCCTTTATGCATTGCAATGCTTCTCGCTACCTTTTTCAGCAAGTCGTTAGGGGTCTCCCTTTTATCATTTACGAACAATTCATCTTTTCTAAACCTGACCCCTTGCGACCTTGCTTGCTCTCTCTTTTCAATTTCCAATGCAAAGCCTCTACCATAGATAAAATCAGCAATCACACCTGCACAAGCACGAGCAGTAGGCGAACCTGCCACCAACTGCTCTATGATTGTCGGGTAATCATTGCCAACTCCATTCGCTAGGAAAGAGAATCCCTTAAACTTATCACTATTCGTGCGTCTTTCCTCTTTTGCTAATTCTACTGCTTTTAGCCTTGTCATCGTCTAATTTATTAATTTGCTAATTCGCCAATCAACGCCTCCCAGTTATCAGGATACAAATCAAAGTTTGCAATCCTATTAGGGTTAATTTTCAAGTAACGCAATGCAATATCATTCGTTAGCGTGTCGTTGTTAAACAACTCACTGCTACCAAAATCAATCGCTAATGAAGTAATGCCAGAGCGCAATCTGAATTTGCAAGGCTCATTACTATCCTCCTGCAACTCATCTTGTGTGTTTTGTTCAGCGTTATCTTGTACTGCTTCTTTAGGTTGCAAATCATTCTGCAACTCATCTTGTGTGTTTTGTTCTTTTCTTGCCATAACTTTTAACTTTTTATGTAATTTTTCATTGCCCTCATTCACGAGCCTATTCCAGTACCCGCTCAACTTATTGCCACAAGTCGTACAAGGGTCGTTGTCGTCAAACAGGTAAGCATAAAAGGCGATGAAGGTATTTTTATCCTCCCCCACCGCCTTTTCATACCCACCATTGAGCAATTCATTTAAACTTTTTTCTGTAAAATTCATTACGCTGCCAGTTTTTTGTCGAATTTTTTCTTAGTGGTTGCGTAGTCAGTCTCAAGCCACTTCAGTGCCACATTCGGTTCCTTTTGGTTCGCTGGCGTTGCAATAGTAAGTTTGAAAGCCCCACCATTAGTGCGACCCTCGCCCTCAGTAACCTCCAATCCTACAAAATATCCCAATACATCAAAACTGCTCGCACCCTTTACCTTGTGTTCAATTACTGCAACTAATTGCGCCCCATTTACAAACTGGTCAATCTGTGCGTAATCATCAGCACTCTTGCCATACACTGTAATACCTATCGAGTGTTTGTAACCGTTGAAATCATCATCTGAAATCTCTGGTTTAATACTCTCTGATATGTGTGTTTCTTTGAAATTGTCAAAGAAATACCCAGTTTTACCGCTCTTCAGCACCAGCGTATTCATTTTGTTTTTGTCAGCCTCAATTGTAGTTGCCGCAAAGTCAATATCGGCTCTATTGATGAGCAAAATACGCTTCTCAATACCCTTTACTTTGTCGTTACAATCAAAGGTCAAATCTTTACTTAAAGCATTAATACATTCTGCCATAATTCTCTTTTTTTAATTTATTAAATTTGTCAATTAGTAAATTTGATGATCTACTAATTGACAAATTCGTTAATTACTAAATTGCCATCGCCCCAGTAGTGCCAATCACACGTTGGAAGTCTGCACGGTAAGAAGCCTTCAAGAATACCTTCTCAATATCTCCACCTAAGTACTCAACACCAATATCTTTGAGTGCTCCCATACTGTCAATAGCAATTTGACACTCATTTTTATCGAGTAATAGCGCACGGTGAGGATTGTGCCACTTAGTTCCGTTATCAAAGTTAGAACGTATCATATCATCTAACCATTCAGATGTAACAACTGGTACGCCTTCAAACTCTGATACCATATAACCTCCCTCAACCATTTTAAATGATTGCTCATTGCGAAACTCTTTACGCATAAAACGTGTTAAGTTAGTTGCCAAACTCTGAGTAATCACAAATACGGGAAAAGCGCCTGACTTAAAACCTGCAATATCTTTCAATTGACATAGAACTTTGTATGCTCTATCATCTGCAAGAGCGCGCTGCCCTGCATAATTTGATTGAGAGTTCTCATCAATAGTAATCTTTCTCTCAGGTGCAGATGTTACCATTGCCTCAAACTGGGAAAATAATCCATTGAGTACATTAAAATTAGCCTTGTCTAATCCCGTTTTAAGCACTTGTGTACCACTACCACTTCCTACTGTCGAATGGTTCTTGTCTGCGAAGAATACGAATCTGTTGAAGTCGTTCAAAATACCACCCTCGATTAGTGAAACCAAAAACGCTACATAATCTGAGTCGTCGATGTTAAAACGGTCTGCTCCAGTTTTAGAAACCCAAGCATCGAATGTTTTTTCCAATGTTGAATAACAATCTGAAACATTTACCTTTAAAGGAACTGGGTCAAACCAACCAGTACGCACTTGTGTGTCAAGCGACTTAGAAGGCTTGCCGCATCCTTCGTCTAAGTGAGTTACATTCGATACTGGCGCATAATATCCAAACTCAGTGCCTTTCACAATACCCTCACGAATTGTAAAGATTTGTTGCAGAGGAAGCAATCCAAATTGCCCTTCTTCTAACAAGTCCTTTATTCTCTTGATGTACTCCTTGTTTCTTTCTGCTTCTTTAAGAAACTCTTTAAAAGCTTTATTTGCCATATTTTATTTTATCTTTTAGTTAAAATTACTTAGTACGTCCTAAAAGCTTACGCATTTTGTCCATATTCAAACCGTCTCTACTTACAGAAGGCTCATTACTTGTTGCCCCCTTGTCTTCTACTGAAAATCTACTTTGTGTCGATTTTATCTTAGCAAATTCACTTGTCAATTGTTCAATCTTTTCAGCTACCAATCCAAAGCATTCAGCGACTTGTTTGGCAAACTCTTCTTGGTTGCCATCGTCAGGATTAGGCTCGCTCGCCTTTTCCTTAATTTCTTTAATAGCCCCGCCTTCTACAACCAGCGTGCTCTCATCTTTCAAAACATACTCACCATCAGCAAGTGGTTTTTCGGCATCTTCGCCTCCATCAGTCTTTTGCTTCACCTTGTCGCCTACTTGTGGCTTTTCGCCCTCTGTTACAACAGTAATAATATCACCGTTTGCAAGAGTCAAATCCAAGTCAAAAGCCTTACTTATTGAAAAGTCAAACGCCTTTTTTACTCTTTCTAAAATATTCATATAATAAAACTTTTTACGTTTCTCTTTTTGTGAAAAAAACAATCCATTTGTAGCAGCAGGCACATCCACCAAATCTGAGGCTATCCACGAATCCAATTTTAAACCTACAACATTCTCCCCTTTATCATCTTTTTCGATTATCTCATCAGCAAACACAAAGATGGAGTTACCAAACATATCAGGGCACTCGATTGCCATTGAAAGGATATAATCAGCAATGGAAATACCTCGTCCCATTACCATTGTTTTTTTAGCTACATCAGCTATAAACAAATCTCCAAATAAATTACCTTTTTCAATCCTGAAATTTTTAAACCACCCTATCAACGAACCTAATGCAGATGTGCCAAAATCAGGATGCTCAAATCGTGCTTTTATCTTTTCATTCTTATTGCCAAACTCTTTTAATTCATTCAGAAATCTATCAGAAAAATAATAATTATTCTTATTCATTCCACGATTTGCCAACGCTACTCCATAGATAACGCCCTTTTCAGTGTCAATCTGTGAAGCAGTAATTTGATTGTCGTATATATCAAAACGAATTTCCATACTGCAAAAGTACCCCACAATTGTAGTATATCGTTGCTAATATATATTAGCAATCACTTATGTAAGTATTTTCTACTTTTGCAAAGTAGATTGTTTGCGGTCTTAAATAGTTGTTTTTCATTAAAAAGCACGCTATTTTTAGCGTGCTTAATCCTGAGTTTTCATTTTTTTATTATATTTAAAGTTATTACTAAAAAAAACACGCTTTTTTAAGGCGTGTTTTTTTTATTACCCAAGTTTTACCCCTAACTTTACTGAAACTCTCTATGTTAATAGTCTCAAAAGTTAGCAGACTACTCCTGAATGCTTTCAGGCGGGGTGATTTGGGACTTTTGGAAATTGAGTGTACCGACCTCTATAAATACCCCGTTATCGTATTTGATAAATAAGGGGCGTTTAAAAGTGCTTTTCGTAGGCTCTATTAAGTCCCTAACATCTACATCAAGAACGTTTGCCAACTCAATAAGCACCTTTAATGAAGGATTACCAGTAATGCGAGCGTTTAATGCTTGGTAGGTTATACCTAACATATTAGCCAAATCGTTTAAAGCAATACCCTTTTCTTTTGCAATCTCTTTTATTCGTAACATAGCATTTAAATATTAGTTATTAGGGCGCAAAGATAGTAAAATAAAACTATACTTTTACATTAATCAAAAAAAATAAAAAAATAATTTGCAAAAAACTTGCATATATAAAATTATAGTTTTATCTTTGCACCGTAAAAGTAAAACAATAATTTTAAACACTATGAAAAATCAAGTAGCAAATAACAGTTTTAGAAGCAGGGTATTTAAAGAAGCACACCGCCTTTATAATGACTTGCGCCCCGTGTATCGCACCTTTGCAAGTGCTTTAAAGGCTGCTTGGCAAAGTTACCGATTAAGACACCCTAAAAGAGGTAAAAAGATAGTAGCGAGCCCCGAACGTATCGAGCAAATAGCCCGTAACATTAACGCATTTAATACTTGTTACGACTATATAGACGGGGGTAATACAGCAGGCTATACTTGGGGTTTTTGGAATGATTTAGATAATAAACTGCATACCATATTGAGTAGCCTACACAAGCGAAGCCTTAACAAAGTAATAGCCCTTTGCACACCAGCACAAGCACAATATTTTAACTTAGTATAATAACCTTTTAATCAATAACAGAGATGATGACAGCAACAGAAAAAGTAAACGAATTAAGAAATGAACTTAAAAAATTAGGGTACAACAATCGCAAAGTATCTGTTAAGTTAGATAGAGGCACGTTTGAAGATGCCATTTGGGTAAATGTAAAACCTGAACTTTCAAACACCGATTTTCAAACCATTAAAACCACATCAGAGAAGTATCAAAAAGTAGATTATCACAAAGGTGAAATAGTAACAGGTGGCAACCTATACATATTTGTTCAATAACCCCCACGCCCTGAGCAAGGCGCAAAAAGGCTCAATATATTAGTAATAACCTTAATACCTATATTAAAATGAAATCAGTAACATTAAACATTTACACTTACAAAGAATTGAAAGCTATATCTGAAGATGACGGACATCCTTTGCACGACGAATTAAAAAACGTATTGGGTAACGTAGAAAGACATCTTTCAGATCATATTCTGAAATGTTATAACGAAAAAAACTACTTTTACAAAGATGATGATGAACATCTTAGAGAAGAATATCGCTACTGTTATGCAGTACCACGCATTGAAGATGAATATGAACTTGAAAAATTTATCACACGCATAACGCCAATAGTTGCTGAACGTCATCAAATGTACTTTAATGATATGGGGCTACCTATGGAGGTAGACGGCATTCGGTTTGTACCTTTTTACTTAGTAGAAGGTGAAGAGATGTATCATTTAATTTGTCAATATACCGACTACACCGATACACTATAACACCCGCTTTAAAAAACGAAATAAAAACACTTAAATATGAATTTAACACTATAAAAAAGCACCTAATTAGGTGCTTTTTCTTTGTCCTTATAATACGCCTCCCAGTGTGCTAATAACTTTTCAGCGTGCTCTTTTGGCGTTACTTTGATATACTTTAAAAAACTCGCCTCCGTTGTGTGTCCTGTTATCTTCATTATCGACAGCGTAGGAAAATTCATTAGATATAAATTAGTTGCAAATGAACGCCTACACGTGTGCGAACTTATTAATTGCCACTTCTCGAATACCCCACATTCCTTGCGCCTTGTATTGGGGTTCATCAATGAGCCTTCAATCATCTCATTAAATCCTACTAATCTACACACCTCCTTAATTATTTTGTTAAAGGTTACTTTTTTCAAAGGCGTAGGCATTCCTCGCTTTCTTATCATCTCTTTAATATGATGATGAAGCGGTATTACAACCTTTGCCCCCGATGTATTACGTGTTTTCTGAGGCTCAACCTCAATAAACTTACTATCAGGGTCAATTGTTGGCAACGCCATAACATCCGACACACGTAACCCCGTCCAAAGTCCTAAAATCATCAAATCTCGGGCATTTTCTAATTTCTTATCATTAGAGAAGTCAAACGCTACCAACTTTTCAATTTCTTCCTCTGATAGTGCTACTGATACACTTTCCTCCTTTGTTTTTGTGAAGTTGTCTAAATCGTTAGTAATTGTATACCCCTTTTCTTTTGCCTTTCTTAACAATACCTTAATGCCCGAAACCAATTCACCTATTGTATTAGCCGAGTACTTCTTTTCATTCATACAAAACGCCACAAACTCATCATTCAGTTGAGCGTTATACTCATCAATTTTAATTCGTTTGTTAGAGTAATTTTCAAAATTAATCAAAGCATTACGTGATTGGTTGTAAATGTAAACACGAGCCTTACTATATTCCTTGCCAGTATTCTTATTAATCGTTCCCTTAATAGAAGAAACGAAATCACTTGCAAAATCTGTGAAGTACTCAAATCCATTAGTTACCCTTTCAGGTTTAAATTTAGCGTCAAAAGCGTTCTTTAATTTTTCTCTTGTTATCTTCTCACCATTCAATTTGTAATTATCAATGAGTGTAACAAGGAAGTCGTTGTACTGCATAATATGCGCGGCTATCTTTCGCAACCTTACACCGTCAGCCCCCTTCCTGCTCTTTGGCATACGAGCGTTAAAGTCCCAATCGTTAGGACTAATAACCTCCCCAGTAGAGTATTTAAATATTTTTTTTTCATCAGCAATGTAATACTGAATGATAATTATTGTATCTTTGTCGCCGTTAGGCTCTTTGAGATAGAAAAACAT